CTGTAATGAGCATGCGGATGAAATAGAACAGGAGAAGCCATCCATCGAAGTAGTGGAGATTAAAGAATATAATCACACTGTGTACCGGAGAGGTGTAGTGGGAGCTATGGTGGCGAAGTATGGATCATTTGCAAATGCAATATTTGAGATGGAAGCTCGTATCGCCAGTTTAGAAGTGACACTGAAAGGTGTGCGTGAGATGGCCAACGAAGATTGGTCAAAAGAATGTGGCAAACTTTATGATTTTCTTTGTGAATACATGCCACAAGGAAAACTCCTTGATGAGTATCATAAGTGGTGTAAGAAGTGACCACACAAGAATTAAAATACTTCAGAGATGACTTATTCTCTGAAGCTATGTCTGTCAGCGATGCGAAGAGTATCGAGTATACTATATCCAGTGATGACAGGCTTTACAATTTCAAGCATGTTGCGGAGAGGCTTGGCATTACGCCAGAGCAAGCATTAATGACATATGTATTGAAGCATGTAGATGCAATCTGCAACGATGCGAAAACCGGTAAGCAGTTCAGTGATGAAACACTGCGGAGCAGAGTGATTGATCTAATCAATTATTCTGTGTTGCTGCTCGCCTTAAACGACACACATATCAATGACAATAGTACTGAATCAATTGGAGACGAATCTGGCAGTCCTATCGGGAACAGCCAGAATGCTTCAGAACCAGACAAATGGAGTGTTTACTCGCGGACCACGAAAGCTTGACCCGGATATAAACGGAATGGGCGGTGAAATAGCCGTCTGTAAATACTTCAATCGCTTTCCTGACCTTACCATAGGTCCACACTTTAGTGGCTATGATTTGAAGATAAAAGGTCAGAGAGTGGATGTGAAAACAACCACCTACAGTCCTGGTTATCTACAGGCTAAACAAACCAAAAAGCAAGATGCATGTGATATATACATATTAGTTCATGCAGAATTCCCAAGATTTGAAATATTAGGCGGTGTCACCGCTAAAGAATTAATACATAATGGCAACCTGAAAGATACCGGGTTTGGAATGTCTTATACACTGGAACAATCACAATTGCAACCAATGGAGCTTTTGTTTGCATAGCATCTCTAAAGGCAAAATCGGTGAACTGGCAATCAGAAAAGATCTTATTGAAGCCGGATATAATATCTATCTGCCTGAGTGCGATTCAGCGCAAGTGGATCTTGTGGTGGAGTTGGAGAGCGGTTTAATGAAACGAGTGCAGATTAAATCGGTGTATAGTGATAGAGCTAAAACTTCCATTGAAGTTAACACTAAGAAATATGTGAATACAGGACGGGTGGATATAATCGCCGTTTATTATGACGAAATGATCGCTTATGTGCCATATGATAATCAGAAAACATTGCAACTGGCAATCTCCACTGCCAAGAATGGCCAAACGAAAGACCGGCACTGGTTTTATGGTTATAAACGATTCCCGGAGTATAGTTGATGATGAAAGTGATATCACTCGGAGTTGGTGTGCAAAGCACTGCACTTTATTTAATGAGCAGTTTGGGGCGCATTGATAGAGCGGATCATGCAATCTTTGCTGATCCTGGTGCTGAGTTACCACGGACGTATGAGATACTGGAATTGTTACAGGAGTGGGCGAGAGATAATAATGGCATTCCAATTCATGTGACTGCGGAAAAGAATTTATATAAAGATATACTGAATCAAAAAAACTCTACTGGGCATCGTCTTGCATCTATTCCAGCATTCACAGAATATGGTGGGATGATTAGAAGGCAATGTACGAAAGAATATAAGATTGATCCGGTGATCAAAAAGATTCGTGATTTGCATGGCTTAAAGCCAAATAAACATATGCCCAAAACACAAGTATGGCTTGGTATATCTATGGATGAGATACAAAGAATGAAAATTAGTCAATTACCAAGAGTCGATTATCACTATCCATTGATTGAAAATAGGATGAGCCGGGGTGACTGCATAAGACTGTTTGAAGAATTGGAATTTCCTGTGCCACCGAAATCGAGTTGCGTGTTTTGTCCATATCATAGTGATAAGAATTGGAAAGAATTAAGAGAAGTATATCCTGAATCATGGGATTTAGCGATTGAAGTTGATGAATCAATACGAGATATGTCGCAACGGGGTATGAAGGAACCAATATTCATACACCGATCCTGTGCGCCACTTAAAGATGTTGAATTTGCAGATCAACAGGAACTGTTCATGTGTGAAGAAGGCTTTTGCGGATTATGAAACCACACTACACAGGCAGCATAGCATTTGACGATCACAATGATAAATGGGCTGATGAGTTGGTACTGGCTTTTGAATACAACGATTTTGTGAAAGATATGCAAACCAAGATGGGGCGCAGACAGAATAGTGAAGTGTTCTTTGCTTCTTTTATAGATAAAAACGGCAGAGAGCATGATATAACGAGTAAGGTGAGAGAAAGTTGCGGTTAAATCATATATATAATGAGGATTGCTTTGACACAATGGCTCGGTGGCCTGACGATGCTGTTGATCTTATTGTGACATCACCGCCATGGAATGCTAAGAAGAATTATGGTGATTATACTGATGATAACAAACCGGATTTTGATGATTGGTTACAAAGATTATGTTCAGAAATGGAGCGAGTAGCAAAGAATGCTCTATATGTATATATGAGTCAGGATCATATGTGGACCTTACAGAAGTCATTAAAAGGTTTTAGACAATGGCTCTTCTATCATCGCAGAAATCTGGGTGCAACGTGGCATATTCGTAATCCATGGATAAAAACCATTACTCCGATTGCCATGAGTTGGCCTAACGGGAAAATAAGCATGGTTAATCCTGGTATTAATGTTTCAACTATGGATTTCATTGCCGGGGTAAATCCACAAAGCAATTTTAACACAAATAAAAGACTGCATCCAGCCCAAGACCCAGTGGCTGCATATCTGCCATTGATTGCCCGGACTCCATGCAAAACAGTCTATGATCCGTTCATGGGCAGTGGGACCACCGCCATGACATGCCTACAGCTCGGAAAGAATTATATCGGCAGTGAATTGAATCCAGACTATATAAAAATAGCCAACAAACGCATCAATGCATTTGAAGCACAGGAAACAATATTTGGAATTCAGGAAGAATTAATAAGCGAGTGAGTAATGCCAGAATCAAGCCAGAAAACAAAAAAAGAATCGCATTCAGCATGGGTTCGAAAGAGAAACCTCAGAAGAATGTACAAACAGAGCCTGGTTTCAAAACCAAGCTTATCAGAGCTGCCGGTGGGTACGGAGGTTTCCAAAGAAAATATAACAGAAGTCCGTTCGACTGTACCAAAGCCGAAGCCAAAAGGCTGGTTCCAAGGAATTCGCCGTGCATTTGCGGGTCTGGGAAAAAGGTCAAAAAATGCTGCTTGAACAAGTGAAAGAAGAAAAACGCGGACGGGCGTATGTTGTGGATGAGCATCTCAAGATTTGCTCTAAATGTTCTAGAGCATGGGAGTCTGTCAATAAGAAACTATATCATATGGACCATGTCATCTATCCACTAGGTGCTATACCCGCAATCGGGAAGAAAAAGATACCATGTCCGCAGTGCAGATAAAGAATTGCCTCACCTAAAGTGCAGTCCTAAAAAAGGATGAAATGGCTACCTGGTGGATGCTACCATGGTGAGGAAGATTTAATAACAACAAAGGAGACAACAATGACACTATACTACTTATACGAAATAGCAATCACTGGCATATTCGATGATCTGTTCATCGGATTCTGCATCACGATATACTACTTCCTTAACAAATGGGATCGGCGCAACTACCACGGAGGTGATTAATGTTTATAATCAATGTGGCAGAGTGGTGCGTGGAAGCAATGGTATTAGGACTCGCGTTTCTATTCTTTGCAATAGGTACGTTTATCTTTTTAATGCTTCTTAGCATAGTAAAACAGTGGATCGATAATCTAACAGGAGACAACCATGGGTAAAACCAAGCTACATGGGCAAAACTATGTCCTAAAGGATGGGAAACGTGCCAGCAGCGTGACCACTATCATCAATAATATGCTGGGATGGAACAAGAATACACTTATCGCATGGGCTAAAAGAATCACGGCGCAAGGCGATGATGCCGATGCAGTGATGCGGGATGCGGGTGAAATCGGGACTCTGTGCCATATAATGATCCAAGGATTCTTCCAAGGATTCGATGTGGATACCAGAGACTTTACTCCAAACCAGGAGAAAGCAGCACTGAAAGCATTCTTCGGCTTTAAGAAATGGTATGATAAGGCTGAATTCAAGGCGCTA